AAAATAAGTGAAGAATTTAATTTTATGTCTGGGTTGGTTGAATTTTGTACTGGGTTAGCTCAATATAAAGATGATATACTTATATCATTTGGATATGAAGATGTATCTGCTTATTTACTGAGAGTACCATTATCTGTTTTTCATGATATATTTTTACCTAAATGATTTTTAAATAATGAATGAAATATTAAATAAATTTATTGAAAACCCACATGATGGTGAACATGCATTTAAATTAGCAGAATATTATTATGAACAAAACCAAACAGCTGCTGCTTTGGGTTTTTATTTACGAGTAACAGAATGTAGTAATGATTTAAATTTAATATATGAATCTCTAATTAAATCAGGAATGTGTTTAGAGAAGCAAGGTGATAGAAATACAGCTGTAAAAGGACTATACTTAAATGCTATATCTTATTTACCAAAACGACCTGAAGCTTATTTTTTATTATCTCGTCTACATGAAAAAAAATCAGAATATCTTGAATGTTGTACTTTATCTAATACAGCATTATCTAATTGTGATTTTAATTCTACTCCATTAAGAACAGAAACTGACTATCCAGGTAAGTACGGATTTGAATTTGAAAAAGCAGTATCATTATGGTGGTTAGGAAAAGAAGAAGAATCTATTAATTTGTTTTTAGATTTACATGAAGGTAAATTTGGAGAATTAGATAAAACTCATAAAGACTCCGTATTATATAATATTCGTAATTTATGGGGTAATGAAAAAGGAGAATGGGTTAGACCTATTTTCTATGATAAAACTAAAAAATTAAGATTCCCTTTTAAAGGATATGAAAAAATAGATAGAAATTATTCACAAGCCTTTCAAGACATATTCGTTATATCTATTCTAAATGGAAAAACAGATGGGAAGTATTTAGAAATTGGAGCTAATGAACCTATAAAAACATCTAATACTTATATTTTAGAAAATAAATTTAATTGGGGTGGTATTTCATTAGAAATAATTCCTAGTTTAATACCTTTTTTTAATGGAGTAAGAAAAAATACATGTTATTGTTTAGATGCTACTAAAGTTGATTATAATCAATTATTAGATAGTCAAAATTGGGGGTATGAATGGGATTATTTACAATTGGATTGTGAACCTCCTAAAACTACATTTGAAACATTATTAGCTATTCCTTTTGATCGATATAAATTCGCAGTAATAACTTATGAACATGATTATTATGTTGATGATACTAAATCATATCGTGAAAAATCTAGAAGATATTTACATAGTTTAGGATATAAATTATTAGTTAATGATGTATCTATAGATGATAAATCTTCTTTTGAAGATTGGTGGGTACATCCTGATTTAATTGATAAAAATACAATCAATAAATTCCAACATATAACTAATAATATAAACAAAATTGCTAATTATATTCTATCAGAATAATATATTTATATTTGACCTTATGTAGGGTGACTATAATAATTTATATCAATAATATATGTCTAATATTCGTTTAAAACGTAGTGCTGTTCCTAATCGTATACCTACTATTGATCAGGTAGAATTAGGTGAACTGGTTATAAACTCATATGATGGTAAATTATTTCTAAAAAAAGATATTGATGGTCAACAATCAATAGTTGAATTAGGAGCTTCCAATGGTGGTGGTGGGTCTCAAGGTACTCAAGGAACATCAGGTGTTCAGGGAATAATTGGTAGTTTTGGTTCACAAGGTACCCAAGGTATTTCAGGTGCTTTTGTTGCTCAGGGTATTCAAGGTACAACAGGCACCCAAGGTACAAATGGTACAAATGGTACAAATGGTTCCCAAGGTATTCAAGGTATAAGTGGTGCTAATAGTTCTCAAAGTATCCAAGGTACCCAAGGTACAACTGGTATTCAAGGTACAACAGGCACCCAAGGTACAAATGGTTCCCCAGGTATAACCAGTATTGTAAACATATCTGAGTTAAAGCTAAGAAAAGGAACTTCAGAATCTGTTGTAGAAGTGCTTGGATACTATACAGTAGGAGATGGTGGTGGAGGTGTATTTTACTGGGATGATAATTCTGTATTATCAGATAATGGAGGTACTATTTTTCAAGTTAGTAATGTAACTACTGGAAGATGGATTAGAATATTTGATATGTTTATCAATGTTAGATGGTTCGGAGCAAAAGTAGATGGAACAACCATAGATAATATCCCAATTAATAATTCTATTTTGTATGCAAATTCAATTGGAGGAAGAAATGTATACTTTCCAGGAGGAACATATCTTATTGATGGTACAGCAAATGTTCCAATAAATGCTTATTCTACTTACGGAGGAATTGTTTTAAAATCTAATGTAAATATTATATGTGATTCTGGCGTTACTTTTAATATAAAACCAAATACAGCAATAGGTTACTCTTGTTTTGTTGGAGTAGATATTAGTAATGTTAGTATATCAGGAGGATTTAAAATCTATGGAGATCGAGTAGGACATGTTTTAGGTGAATTTGGACACGGTATATCTTTATTTAGCTGTAAAAATATAAAAATTGATTCTGTAAATATAGATAATGTATGGGGAGATGGTATTTATTCTGGATTAAAACAAAATAATATATTAAATGATGAGTGTGAAAATTTAAGTATTACTAATGTTGTAATTACTAATTATAGAAGAAATGGTATTTCTATAACAAGTGGTAAACAAATTTATATAAACAATGTCTCAATTTTAACAGGAGGAGGACAAAGTGTATCATTTTCAGCAGGTATTGATCTAGAACCAGATTATGCTACAACTACAATTCAAAATGTTTTAATTGAAAATGTATATATTAAAACAACTTTCAACGGATTTAGTACTGCTGCTACAAATAGTTTTTCTGTTGATAAAATTACAATATTAAATAGTTATATTGATGCAGGAACAGCTACAATGACAGGTGCAATAGATTCAACTATTGTTTATAATAATTGTGTTATAAAAGGAGTAAATTATAATAATCATTATAGCACTTTTAATGATTGTAGTTTTTATATTGATGATACTTATACATTTTCAGGTCAATCATATATGTTTGATGAAGCAAGTGCTTTATATAATAAATTAATATTTAAAAATTGCAAATTTGAAGTTAAAGGTAGTAAATTATTTTTTTATAAAAATAATGTTTCTAATACAGGTCAAATTGTTTTTGAAAATTGTTTAATAACAATTGAAGGTTTAGCTTATGCAGATTTTACAAGTTATTTAAATATAGAAGGTAATTTATTGATGTATAATACTAAATTTAAATATATAGGTAGTAAAGCTTCAAACTATGCAAATGGTTATAGAATGGGTTATACATTTAATGGAATTGATCAAATTTTTGATAATTGTGAAATTGATCCAATATTAAATCAAAATTTACCACAATTAACAGGTAAATTTAGTTATAATCTAACAAGATAATCTGTTTTTAAAACTTCTGCTGCTGCTGTTAATTATGGAACAAGAGAAACCTTAATAACATTTAATAGAGGTGATACTCCAAATTCTTATTTAAGTAAAATAACAGGTAGTTTTAGTGGTAATGATTTTGATACTACTTTAAATTTTGCTTTAGCAAATAGTGCTTCTACATTTAAAGAAGTTATGACCTTAACAGGTTCTGGAAAAATGTCATTAGGAACAGGTACACCAAGTAATTCTGCTATTTTAGAGTTACAATCTACAACATCTGGAGTACTGATTCCTAGAATGACAACTACAGATAAAAATAATATAGTAGGAGTGAATGGATTAATGGTTTATGATACTACATTAAAAATATTATATATTTATATATAAAAAACAAATTATGAATAAATTTTTAGAAATAACAAAATCATGGATTGAAGCCGCCAATCCCTCCCCTGAAGCTCAGGAAAAAGCAGAAAAACGAATTGCTGTATGTAATGATTGTGATTCAAGAAAACATAACGATATAGCTGATTTTTTCTTTTGTGGAGAATGTGGCTGTCCTTTAAAAGGTAAAGTATATTCACCAATAGAAAAAAGTTGTCCACTAAATAAATGGCCCGTATGATCAAAGTAACTAAATTACAAGAAGAAGAATTTACTAAAGTACAAGATCTTCAAAAAGAATTTCAATCTATTGTATATCAAATAGGAGAATTAAATGTGATTAAATACAATATCACAAAACAATTAGGTGAAATTGAAACCGAAATAACTAATTTTTATTCAACATATAATTCAATTCAAGATAAGGAAAAAGAATTAATATCTCAATTAAAAACTAAATACCCCGACACAACTATTAACTTTGAAACAGGTGAAATTTCATAATTTCACCTTTGTTTTTGAATGTATATTATATATTTATTATAGAATAACTCGAATGTATTTAATATCTAAATAAAAAATGGCAGAAAAAATTATATCTCCTAATGTTTTTGTTCGTGAAAGTGACAAATCATTAGTAACAAGAGGACCTGTTGTAACAGGAGCGGCAATTGTTGGACCAACATTTAAAGGAAATCCATTAGTTCCAACAGTAGTTACTTCATATTCAGAATACGTTTCAAAATTTGGCGAATCATTTAAATCAGGTAGTCAATATTTTGAATATTTTACATCATTGGCTGCTAAAGAATATTTTTCAGGCGGTGGTCAATCATTATTAGTAACTCGTATTATTTCAGGATCAGCTTATAACACATATGCCTCTGCTAGTGTGGCTTCTTCTGGCTCAGTAGCACAACTTGCTTCTGGTTCTACTTCAGCATCATTTACTATTGAATCTAAATATTATGGTGAAGGCAATAATAACCTAAGTCCTACATCTTCATTAGGTGCCTTAACAAGTGGTTCAGCAAATAATGTACGTTGGGAAGTATCAAATGTTGATTATACAAAAGGAACTTTTACTTTATTAGTTCGTAGAGGAGATGACAATAACTCAGTTAAAAATATTTTAGAAACATGGTCTAACCTATCATTAGATCCACAACAACCTAATTTTATTTCTCGTGTAATTGGTGATGAAAAACCAGTTTATACAGTAGATAGTGATTCAAGAGCTTATGTATCAACAACTGGTAATTTCGCTGGTGGTTCAGAATATATCCGTGTTGTCTCTATCAATACACTACATGCAGACTCAATAGATAATGATGGAGTTTTTAAATCTCAATATACTAGTTCATTACCTGCTGTTGGAAGTGGTTTAAATGGTGGTGCTTTTACCGGTGGTGTAGCTGCAACAAATCGTGGTGGTGGTGCTTTTTTTGAAAATGTTACAATAACTGCTACAAACGTACAAGGATTTAAGGATGAAGATTATACAAAAGCATTAAATTTATTAACAAACAAAGATGAATACGATTTCAATATATTACTAACTCCAGGATTATTTTTAGGTGCTCATGCTGATATCTCATCTCCAGATGCTATTTCAGTAGTTGAAGGAAGAGGTGATGCTTTTGCTATAGTAGATTTAGTTGCTTATGGTGATGTTAAATCAAATGCTATATTAGCTGCTGCTGGTTCAACTTCAAATTATGCTGCTGGTTATTGGCCTTGGGTCCAAACATTTAGTTCAGCTTTAGGTAGAGCTGTTTGGGTTCCTGCTTCAGTAGTAATGGCTGGTGTGTTCGCATTCAATGACCAATCAGGTGCTGAATGGTTTGCTCCTGCTGGTTTAAATCGTGGTGGGATTGGTTCAGTAATTAAAGCAGAACGTAAACTATCAGCAACCGATCGTGATGATTTATATGCAGCCAATGTTAATCCATTAGCTACATTTCCTGGTGAAGGAGTAGTTGCTTTTGGTCAGAAAACATTCCAGAAACGTGCTACTGCTTTAGATAGAATTAATGTTCGTCGTTTATTGATTAATTTAAAACGCTATGTATCTAATGTTTCTCGTCAGTTAGTATTTGAACAAAATACAACAGTAACAAGAAATCGTTTTTTATCTACTGTTAACCCATATATGGAAAGACTCACCCAACAACAAGGTTTATACAGTTATAAAGTTGTAATGGATGATACAAATAATACAGCAGATGTGATTGATAGAAATCAATTAGTTGGTCAAATTTATATTCAACCTACTAAAACTGCTGAATTTATTATTTTAGACTTCACTTTACAATCAACTGGGGTTAGTTTTGACGTTTAATAAAAAGATTTAAAAGTATAGATATTTATAATAAACAAGATATAAACAATGGCAGTATTAGACGCAAGTGAAATAATGTTCACAGCCTTTGAACCAAAGGTTGCAAACCGGTTCATAATGTATATAGATGGGATTCCAGCATATTTGATCAAAAAAGCATCATCACCTCAATTTGATACTAATGAGATTCTTCTTGAGCATATTAACGTTTACCGTAAGATTAAAGGTAAGGTAAAATGGAGTGATATGACTCTTGATCTTTATGATCCAATTGCACCATCAGGCGCTCAATCAGTAATGGAATGGGCTCGATTAGCACACGAATCTGTAACAGGTCGTGATGGTTATTCAGATTTTTACAAAAAAGATATTGTACTAAATATATTAGGACCAGTAGGTGATGTGGTATCAGAATGGATTATTAAAGGAGCTTTTGTTAAAACTGCTAACTTTGGTGATTATGATTGGTCAACAGGTGAAGCCGCTGCTAATATTTCATTAACTATCGCTATGGATTATTGCGTACTCAATTACTGATCCTTAGTTAAAAGTATACTTAATATTATCCCTCTTCAATATATATTATTGAGGAGGGATTTATTATGCTTAAATAGTAAAAAATAAATATTATTAAAGTGTGGTAATAAAATATTTCTCCTATATATTTATATACAGAATAATAAATA